CCGCAGAACGCCACAGGCAACTTCGTGAAGATCGTCCAGCGGCTGCCGGTCCGCATTGAGCTGACCGACTATGACCCTGACGAGGCGCCGTTGTTCGTCGGCCTGTCCGTCGAACCGTTCGTGTACTACAAGGAGCCGCCGACCGGCCCGCACGCCGGCGAAGTACTGCGACCGCACACCGATCTTCCGACGGGCTCAGCAGACTCTCAGACCATGACCCGGGAAGGCCACTTGCCGGCGACGGTGGACAAGGTCATTGGCGACGCGCGCCAGAACAAGATGGCCATCAAGATCCGGCCTATTGATGACAATCAGGACCCCGAACGGGTGGAGGTCATGGCCGGCCTGATTCGGGCCATCGAGCGGGCCGGGGCTGACGTGGCCTACCAGACCGCACTTGAGGGGGCTATTTCTTGCGCTCAGGGATATTTCCGAGTCGTCACTCAATATAACAGCGAAGACACATTTGACCAGGATATCCGGATCAAAAGGATTTTGAATCCCATGTCCGTGACCATCGACCCCAACGCTGAGGCGGCCGACGGATCCGACGCCAGGTGGGCGTTTATCACCGAAATGATACCTCGGTCGGAGTTTGAGGAAAAATACCCTGATCTGACTGTTGGCGATTTCGACGCCGAGACTGACGACGCGTGGTCTGACTGGTTCGACCACGAAGACCACGTCCGCATTGGCGAGTATTGGCGAGTGGTGCAGAAAAGGAAAACCATCGTCCAGATGTCCGACGGAACCGTTACGGAAATGGACGTGGTGAAACCGGTTTTGGACGAACTGGAACAGCAGGGGATAACTATCGTCCGTCAGCGCGAAGTCAAGAGCCATGCGGTCGAGTGGTATTTACTAGGATGCCGACAAATCATTGATGGCCCGATTGACTGGCCAGGGACCTACATCCCGATTATCCCGGTCTGGGGCAAGGAAACCGTAGTCCGGGGCGAACGCTATTTGAGGTCTTTGGTTCGGTTCGCGAAGGACCCGCAAAGGATGTACAACTACTGGCGATCAGCCAGCACTGAACTTGTGGCTCTGTCCCCGAAAAGCCCGTGGCTGGTGACGCCGGATCAAATCGAGGGCTTTGAGTCGGAGTGGCGGCGGGTCAACTCGGATAATTTGCCTTATTTGCCCTACAACCCACAGCCTGACGCGCCGATGCCTCAGCGGCAAATGCCGCCGACGATTCCGACTGGGGCTATTCAGGAAACCCAGATCGCGGCCGACGACCTCAAGGCCACGACCGGAATTTATGATGCCAGTTTGGGAGCTCAGGGCAATGAGACGAGCGGCCGGGCGATTACGGCGCGGCAGCGGCAGAGCGACATTTCGACATTTTCATTTCATGATAATTTGCGTCGGGCAATCGAGTTTTGCGGGCGCATCCTGGTAGATCTGATTCCCAAAATTTACGACACGAACAGGGTTATTCGGATAATCGGGCCGGACGAAACTGAGCAGGTTGTCGAGATCAACAAAAGCATAGTTGATGTGCAGACCGGGAAAACGGTCATAATTAATGACCTGACCGTGGGCAAGTACGACGTCGAGGTTGACGTCGGCCCGAGCTATGCGACGAAGCGCATGGAAGCCGTAGACGCCATGCTTGAATTGGTCAAGGCCTTCCCGGCCATGATGCAAGTGGCCGGCGATTTGCTGATTAAGAATCTGGATGTCCCCGAAGCGCAAGAGATGGCCGATCGCATGCGGCGGATTATGCCGCCACAGCTATTGGGCGAAGCGCCGCCTCGACAACAAGTTCCCAACGCGATGCAACCGCAACAGGCGATGTCCGCCCCTCCCGGACAAGCGCCGACCCAGGGCCCTCCGGCCGGAATGCCTCCGCTGGCCGGAGGCCCGCCCCCTCAGCCGGGGCTGGCGCGGCAGGTCCCGCCGGAATTATTGGCTATGATGCAACAGGGGATGAACCGTGGATAGCGTTTCGCGCGAAACAATCAAGTGCAAGCCCGTGTTTGATCATGTAATCAACAGGATATGTTGCGTGGTGGGCGATGGCGGCAGTGCGGTCGAGGACCTACTTGTTTTCCGGGCCTACAACGTCCCGGCGGAATACGTGGCCGTGAACCTGGCCGGGCGGCTTTTGGAGCATCTGGGGATTCGGGTTGATCATTGGGCAACGTTAGAGCCGCAATTCTTCGCCGAGGAATCCCGGCGACTGGGAGATGCGCTGGCAAAGCACACCGGCGAGGACCTGGTGGAAACTGGTTTCGACTTTTATTGGAGCAAAAGGCCGCCTGGCTGGGACGGAACCGGCGGCCTGTTTGCGGCAAAAATAGCGTTGGCCATGGGATTCGAGCGGATTGTCTTGTGCGGTATTCCGATGGACGATTCGGGCCACTGGTATTCGAAAAATGATGATACCAGGGGCCTTGAGATATTTATCCAGCCGTGGGTTGACTTTGCAACCCGGCTGGACGTGATCAATCGTGTCCGGAGCTTGAGCGGGCGAACCCGTCAACTCCTGGGCGCGCCAACCAGGGAATTTTTGACGTTACCGGACGTAAACCGGGTTAAACACGCCTAAGGAGCGCAAATCATGACCGAGGAACAGCTACAAACGCAACAGTCAGAACCGACTGGCGACGAATCGCCTGATCAGGCCGAGGTTCAAGCGGACGACACGGCCGCGTCCGATGGTGGCGATCAAACGACCGGCGAATCCCCCGCCGCCGAACCCCGTCTCTCCGGGGTTCAAAAACGGATCGACGAAATTACCAGGGCGCGGCGAGAGGCCGAACGCGAAGCCGAGTATTGGCGTATGCGGGCGCAGCAGGCCCCGCCGGTGCAACAGCCGACGCCACAGGCTCAACCGGCCGGCGAACAACCTCCGACTCCGCAACAATTCCAGACCTATGATGACTATGTCACGGCCAGGGCTCAGTATGAGGGCCGTCAGGCGGCCATGGCCCTATATGTCCAGGCAGAGCAACAACGAGCCTGGCAGGCGGCGCAAACCGAGTATGTCCGGAGAGCGCAGAACTTGAACGAACGGCTGATTGCCGACGGGGCCAAATACCCTGATTTTGACGACGTGGTCAGGTCTCAACAAACCAGAATTACAACTGTAATGGCCGACGCCCTGGGGTACATGCCCAATCCGGCCGATATAGCATATTATCTAGGCAAAAATCGCCAGGAGTCAGCGCGAATCGCGCAACTGCCGCCGATTCAGCAGGCTATCGAGATAGCCCGCATCGGGGCGACACTGGCGGCGACCCCGACTCAAAAAACAGTTTCTACCGCGCCCGCCCCACCACAGGCTCTGGCCACGAGACGTGATTCCGGATCCCCGCAACGGATAGAAGAAATGCCTGACGCGGAACTCCGGAAAATGTCCATGGAAGAGTTCAACCGGCGGCGAGGGCGCAAGAGAGGATAAATTACAATGGCTTCGAGCAACACATTCATTACCCCGACGATCATCGCCAAAGAGGCTGTTAGCCTGCTTGAAAACAAGCTGGTGCTGGCCAATCTGGTTGACCGCCGCTACAAAAAAGAGTGGGAAAAAAACCCGCCGGCGATTGGTGCCAGCGTGGAAATCAAGCGTCGAACTGACTTTACTGTCCGCTTGGGCGCGACATATTCCAGTCAGAACATCACTCAATCTTACGAAACCCTGACTATCAACCTTCAACGCGGCGTTGACTTCGACTATTCCAGCCTGGAAGCGACCTTGTCCTTGGACGAGTTCTCCGACCAGATCATTCAGCCGGCCGTGATCCAGTTGGCAAACAAGGTCGAACGGGACATCGCCGGCCTTTACATCGACATGTACAATGCCGTGGGCACGCCGGGAACCCTGCCGGACAGTTACGGCGAGTTTAGCCCGTGCGCCCAGCGCCTGGATGAAATGGGCGTGGAAGAGGAAGACCGGTATTTGGTGGTGACTCCCGAAATCTATCACACCGGCCTGGCGACTGCGGCTGTGGGGCTCTATCAGAACGAGTTGGTCAAAAAAACCTTCCAGACCGGGTATGTCGGCGACGTGGCCGGCATGTCGAGCTTCATTAGTAACAACCTATCGACTCACACTGTCGGCGCCAAGGCGGGGACTACGCCCCTGACCAACGGCTCTGGCCAGACCGGGGCTTCGATTGTTACCGACGGGTGGACAGCCAGCACCGCCGACTGCGTCAAGGCCGGCGACATTATCACGATTGCCGGGGTTTATGCCGTTAACCCGATTACCAAAGACACCCTCCCTTGGCTGAAGCAATTTGTGGTGACCGCTGATGCGGATAGCGACTCCAGCGGCAACATGACTATCTCGGTAAGTCCGGCTTTGGTGGCGACCGGGGCTTTCAAAAACGCCAGCGCGTCGATTGCCGATGGCGCGGCCGTTACCGTCCTGGGGACCGCCAGCACTGCCTACTCGCAGTCATTCGCATTCCAGAAACAGGCGATTGCTCTTGCTTTTGTCCCCATGGTTTTGCCTCCGGGAACCGAGGCGGCTCGCGAAACCTACAAGGGCATTTCTATTCGTGTCGTGCGGGATTACGACATCGCGAATGACCTGATCCTCTGCCGGCTTGACGTGCTCTACGGCGTCAAATTGGTGGAACCGCGCCGGGCCGTCCGGTTGTTCAGTAGCCATTAACCTCAGCGGGGGCCTTGCGGCCCCCTTTTGCGGGAGATGTTTTGGACTTAATACGGGCGGCAATAATTGAAAAATACGACCATCCCTGGCGATTTGCGCGGGCCATAGGACGACCGCCGGCATTCGTTCATTATGTCACCGGCGGCAGACAGAAGTTGACCCCCAGACAAGCCGACACATGGTCAGAAAAGTTAGGGATAGAGATAGAGCTATTCGCGCCTTTTATCAAAACGAAACAGGTCCGACACTATGACCGATAAAGATTATGGATTCGTGATTTACGAAAAAATGTGGCTCTACCATCCAGTGCACGCGCCGGCGGGCAGGCTGTTTGACGGCGCCGACGTGATCCGGGAGCAACTCGACCGGGGCTGGTTCGACACTCCGGCGAAGTTCAAGGTCCCGGAAGTGCTGGCCAAAGTTGATTCGATGCCGGACTTTTCGAGCATGAGCAAGGCTGATCTGCAAGAGTGGCTTCGGGGCCATGGTGTGCCGTTCGCGATCAGGTGGGGCAAGGATGAGCTTATTCAGGCCGGAATCAAGGCGGTAATGGAATCATGACCACGGCCAGAACGTTGATAACGGCGGCGATGAAAGAGATCCAGGTCTTGCAATCCGGCGAAGGCCCGACCGCCGACGAGGCCCAGGACGCATTGGCAACCCTGAAGCGCCTCATCGGCATGTGGGCCGCCCAGGGCCTGATGGTCTGGTTCGACACGGTTGAGGCGTTGACCTTGATCATCGGGACTGCGGAGTATACCATCGGGACGGGCGGGACCATGTCCACGACCAGGCCCGAGGATATCAGGCGGGCCTATATCCGGGTGGACAGCGCAGACCATCCGGTCAAGATCATTTCTCATGGCGAATATCAGAGCTTCCCAAACAAAGCGACGTCGGCCAGACCGGCTTACTTGGCGTTCAACCCAGCTTATCCCCTGGGCAAGATCCACCTCTACCCCACGCCTGACGCGGCCTACTCTCTCTATCTTGTCAGCCACAAACCCTTGACGGCCTGGACTGCGCTTGATACCGATGTGTCTTTGCCGGCGGAATACGACGGGACCATCGTTGCCAACCTGGCGATTGCCTTGGCCCCTCAATACGGGGCGAGTGTGCGAAACGACGTGGCGGGCGCGGCTTTGTGGGGCCGGCGGCTGATCAAGCGGCGGGCGGCTACTCCGGTAGCCCCGGTTGATCTTGAGGTGGCCCGGATGACCCAAATAGGCCGCGCGGCTGGCCCGAAAACCGAGCGGCCGTTCAATTTCTGAGGTTGACATGCCGAACGCGCTGCAAGTATTAAATCCTCCCAACCAGAATCAGCTTTACCTGATCCTGAATAATGCCGGGTATAGCCAGCCGAACCCGGCGAACGCGCTGGGACTGAACCAATATCAAGGCCGGCCGTTGATGGTGGTGCGGGAAGATCAGTTGCAAAACGCCTTAGGCGCGGCGCCGGGGTTTTCTCCTGGGGAACTTGAGACTAACGCTTTGCGGGCCATGGACCTTGGCGGAAACATCGGAACGTCAATGATGCCGGGCATGGGCGATGTGCGAGACCTGGGAGAGGCGATAGGCGGCAACGACTGGTGGACGGGGCAGCAATTGACGGGTCCGGAACGCTGGATGAGCGCGGGAGCGGCGGCGATTCCGTTTGTGGGGATGGGTATGGGGCGGGCAATCGGTCAAGCGACGGCGCCGTTTGCCGAGGATCTAAAGCGGGCCATCCAGACGCCGGAGTTTAAGAATTGGTTTGGGAAAAGTGTGGTGGTGGACGAAACCGGGGAACCCATGGCGGTTTATCATGGAACCAAGGCTGATTTTGCCGAGTTTTCCCCGGACCGGATCGGGGCGAACGCCGACAGCGGATGGTGGGGCCGTGGGCATTATTTCACGCCCGACCCTGGCATTGCCGAACAATACGCCAAACACGGCAGGTTGGCAGGTGCGCAAAAAACCATGCCGGTTTTTTTAAACATTAACCGCCCCTTTGTTTTTGATGCAACGTCGTCTGATTCGTTTAACAAAACCAAGGCAGAGGCGGCAAGGATCGGCGCGGAATTAAACAACTTCAACCGCCCGGCAGACCCGGCTGATTTTACAAGCCGAGCGATTGCCGGCGGATATGATGGGGCAATTTTGCGATATGACGGATATCCGGCCGAGTATGTAGCTTTTTCTCCCAACCAAATCAAATCTATCTGGAACCGGGGCACATGGGACCCGAACAAGCCGGAGATAAGCTGGTGAGAACCTCCGAACTCACATTCCTGGGCGGGGCGTATCTGGGCACGAAAAAAGTCATTTCGGCTCAAGAGTGCGTGAACTTTTATCTTGAGGTTCCGCCGAAAGAGGCGGTCGGGGCCAGATCCGCGCTGATCGGGACGCCTGGGCTTGACCTGTGGGTTGACCTGGGGACGTCGGCGGAGGTTCGTGGCGTTCTGGCGACGGAGGCTTGCCTTTACGCCGTTTCGGGCGCGACGCTGTTTTCCGTGACGTCGGCGGGCGTAGCAACCAGCCTGGGAACGTTGCTGAGCGCAACCGGCTATGTGGGCATGGCCTATTCCGGGTCTCAACTGATTGTGGTTGACGGGTCCTATGGCTACACTTACACGGAGTCCACTACAACGTTCGCCAGGATCACCGATGCGGACTTTCTGGGCGGAGATACGGTAGTTTTTATCGACGGCTATTTTATCGTGAACGAGCCTGGATCTGATCAATTTTGTGTCAGCGGGCTTTACGACGGGACCGCCTGGGACGCGCTCGACCGGGCATCGGCGGAGGGCAGCCCCGACGCTCTGGTGGCCGTGGCAACGAAACATAGGGAGCTATGGCTATTTGGCAGCCGGACCACGGAGGTTTGGTACAACTCGGGCAACGTCCAGGGCGCGCCGTTCGACCGGATTAGCGGGGCTTTTCTGGAAATCGGTTGTGCGGCGAAGGGCAGCGTGGTCATGGCGGACAATAACCTTTTCGTCCTGGCGGCAACCGCTCAGGGCGCGGGCATGGTCTACCGGACAGAAGGTTACAGCCCGAAGCGGATCAGCACTTCGGCCATTGAGTCGGCCATTGCCGGGTATTCGACTATTTCCGACGCGCGGGCCTGGGCATACCAGGAATCGGGACATACCTTTTACGTGATCAACTTCCCAACCGCCGACAAAACCTGGGCCTACGATGTGTCCACTGGATATTGGCATGAGCGGCGATCTCGAAAAACCGTGGGCGGTCTAAGCTACGACGGTCGGCACAGGGCACAATGCGGGGCTTATTTTGCCGGCAAGCAGATTGTCGGTGATTACGAATCCGGCGAATTGTTCCAGCAGAGCCTTTCGTTCTTCGACGATGACGGCGCGGCGATTACCCGGATTCGGACGGGGCAAACCGTATCCGACAATCAGAATGAGGTGTTCTATTCGGGGTTGCATGTCCTGTTTGAGCCTGGGCCCGGGACCGGATCGGGGCAAGGCCTGAACCCCCAGGCCGTGATGCAGACGTCGAAAGACGGCGGTCATACCTGGAGTAATGAAATGTGGGCGGACGTCGGCCGGATGGGCGAGTACCATCAGCGGGCGGCGTGGCGCCGACTTGGGGCCGGCCGGAACACGGTTTTTAAGTTGACCGTTTCCGACCCCGTTCCGTGGGTAATTGCCGGCGCGTTTGCGTCGGCGCAAACAGAAATATAAGGAGACCGCAGAATGAAAAAAGGCAAAGGCAAGGGTAAGAAGCCCAAGGGCGGCGGCGGTTGCGATAGATGACCCCTCTCGCCCCTCCGCCGGCCAGCACTCCGATGATGAGCGGATCTGGAATCAATCCGGTTTGGTCAGGCTGGTTTCAGGCTCTTTATGAGTGGATTCTCAACTCGCTCAAGCGCGCGCCGGTGGCGGACATCGACAACCCGATCGAGTTGGCCGCGTTAAACAGCAACCGGCCGGGCGGTCTTTTGGTGGCCTACACGGTCACCGGGTTAACGACCGATAAATATACTCTCTATGCCTGGGACCCCAGCGCGGGCGCGGTAAATGTGCCCTACGTGGTTCAGGGTGCGGGCGGGAAATGGGTGGCCATTGGCGGCGCGTATACTAATCCGTAGAGCAACAGAGCAGGAGATGCCTCAACTGGTGGGATTCCTCCGGGTGTGCTTTGCCGATGGTTTTGAACAGGCCGGCTATCCGTGGCATACCGAAAGCGTGGCGGCCATGGTTTCGGTGGCCATGTCGGGCCGGGCCGTGGCTTTTGTGGCAACCACGGACGGGCAAATAGTCGGGGTTATACTTTGCGTAGCTACCCCATATCCGACCGATCACAGGCGATTTCGGGCGGCGGAAATTGCATGGCATGCGGACCCCTCGCTCCCAGTTTTGAAACGGGGCCGGATCATGATCAAACTATTGGAAGCGGCGGAAACCTGGGCGGAGTGCGCGGGAATGCCTCTTTTCATTTCGGCATCAAATCATGCCGACAAATGGCGCGTTGGCGCGTGGCTGGCCAAACGCGGGTATGCACAGCGAGAAACGATTTACGCGAGAAAGGCGGGTCGCCATGGGGCTTGAAACGATAGTTGGCGGAGTCTTGGGAATAGGTGGAGCGCTTTTGAGCTCGTCTGGGCAGCAAGAGGCGGCCGAGGCCGTATCTTCCACGGGTGAAGCCCAAGCCCAGGCCGCGCTGCTGTCCACCCTGGAAACGATAGCCTATTTGCGAGAGCAGGCGGCGCTCAACCGCCAAGTGGCTGAGCAGGCCGTGGCACAGGCCCGCGCTGACGCTGGGAGGTATTTCCCGCAAGGGCTAGCGGCTTACGACACATCAATGAATAATGCTGTGTCTAGCCTGAACGAGTGGACCACAAACGCCGCAAATAGTGTGCAGTCAGGGCTAAATGATGCCGTGGCGCAATATCAGCCTTATGCACAGGTTGGCCCGCAGGCGGTCCAGACATTATCTGACTGGACCTATGACCCCAACAAATACATCGCGTCCCCCGGGTACCAGTGGTTGTCAGATCAGGGCACGAAGGCGATCGACAGGGCGTCATCGGCGGCTGGCAGGTGGAGCAGCCCGGGGACGGGACAGGCCCTCATTGATTACAGTCAGGGCCTGGCCAGCCAGGATTATAGCAACGCGCTCAGCCGGCTGGGAAATTTGGTAAATATTGGCGCAACTGGGGCATCTGGAATCGCAAATGCCTCTATGACCGCAAAGAACAACATTGCAACTTTGTTCGGGAATCAGGGTACGGCGCTATCCAATCTGTACTCCAACCAGGGCGCCAATTTACTTATCGCTTACAACAACTTGTGGCAGCAGTTGGGCAACCAGGCACTGACTGGGGCGACTGGCCAGATGGCGAGCAACACGAGTGCGGCGAATCAATTCAGCGGCGCCCAAAGCAATTATTTAAGCGGGCTGAACAGCGCGGCGCAGACCAGTATGACCGGCGCCCTTATGGGCGCGAACGCTAACACAGGACTGGCCAATAGTTTGAGCAGCGTGGCGGAATCGCTTTTGGGCGGTTCGTACGCCAACTCGAACACAACCAGTAACCCCTACGCGAGTTATTACACTAATCCCTGGGGTGTGAGCCTTTACGGCTAAGGAGGTTTTTGCATGGCCTATTTGCCTAGTTTTGTTGAGTATAAACCTCCGGACGTTGCGGGGTACGGCGAAAAACTGAGAGCCGTTCGCAGCGCAAACGCGCTTGCAGAACTCGGACTCCACAAAGAGCGTACCATGGCTGATATGGTCGGGAAGTACGGCCACCAGGCAAAAAACATGGTCGGCGCAATAGATCCGCAACGCGGGGCAAAAATGCTCGACTTTGCCAGCCAGAGCCTGGACCAATATCTTCGCATGTTGCCGGCGACCGTGAACAACCCGCAGGCTTTTCAAGCGCTGATTCAGGACGCGATGAAAAGCGGAGTGTTCAACCCGCAAGTTCTCCAGGGTTTGGCGAGCATGGACCCCAGTCCGGACAATATCGCGCGGATTCAAGAAATGGCCATGGGCCTCAAGGACAAAATCGAAATCCAGAGAATCCAGGCACTGACGGCTCTAACCGGCGCGAACATCGGCAACACCAATATGGATTCGGCGCTCAAACAAGCTCAAATCAATCTGTTGAATCAGAGCATGATGGGCGTGGATGGGATGCCGGCCGGAGGGGGCGGAGGCAGTGGCAATCCGGGCTTGCAGAATTTCAGTTTCGGCCCGGGCGGCATGACCTACACCATGAATCCGTTCCAGTCTCAGGGCGGCGGTGGGGGCGGTGTGATGCCACCGGCGATGGCCCCTCCGCCGGCGATGCAAGTCCAGCCGGAATCGTTCAATCCCGGAACATGCTTTTCTACGCCCAACGGAGGGTATACCTGAGGATCTCGACCGGCGCAGGTTGCGCCGCAAACCTACCAGGCCCCGACCGGCGTTTTCGCCCCCGAGCCCGCGCCGGCCCCCGGCCCGGTTTCCCGAGTGGTCCCGGCCCCAGGCCGAGTCGGGATTGTTCAGGGCGCGGAGAAACTTGCTCAACTCAATCCGGACCTGGCGGCCGTGGTAGTCCACGCTGCGGCAGATCAGCCGCTTATCGTGGCTGAAACGGCCAGAACCCCGGAAAAGCAGGCTGAGTACTATGCTGCCGGCCTATCAAAAACCCTGAACGGGCGACACGTGGTAACCGAGCCGGGGCAGGTGGCCCAGGCCGTGGACGTAGACCCGGCCCCGGTAAACTATAATGACCTGGAAGCCTACAAGCAATACGGCGCCAGGGCCAAGGCCATCGCGCGGGCGGCAGGATTGCCGGTAACATGGGGAGGCGACTGGGGTTGGGATTATCGGCATCTGCAGGCCGATGGGCCGGTTGATCCGACCAGGGCGACCGGTTTTTTGCCCTTGGGCGCGTCGGGAGTTGCCGGAGTAGTCCCGGCGCCGATAAACGCGAGCGCGGGCAATATGCTTGCCGCAAATATTCCGGCCGGAACCATAATTAATCAACCGCGCGAATTTGCGCCGATAAACGCGGGTGCGGGCAACGTGCTTGCCGCCAATATTCCGGCCGGAACCATAATCGACCAACCACGCGAATTTGCGCCGATAATAAACCGAAACGTTTTGGCCGTTCCATTCGGGCGCGGCGGAGAAAACGTTCTGGCGGACGCGGAAAAGCAGCGGATTCTCGACTCAGTGGCCGCAAACGCTCTGGCCGGAAGCCGATTCCGCGGGGAACCAGTTCAGGTTATGCCCATGGGTGTGGGCGCGGGAGGGCAGACCGGGAGCATACTGCAGCCTGTTCAGATTCCTGAGCCGACGCAGGTTCAACAGCCACCGGCGAGACCGATAGCGGTAAATCCGGTTACGCCGCAGCCCGTCCCAGCGCCGATGAATTTCCCTGTGCCGCCGTCTGGGCGGATGACCAAAACCGGATGGGACCCGAGCAAGGAGAGCGAAGAATACTCCAAGGCTATCGTTAAAGAATATGAGAAAGTCCTGGCCGACGCCAACGCGGCGGCTTCGAATCTTCAGAATCTTCAAATCATGCAACGGCTTCCGGTCAAGTCCGGGGCGCTTGAACCTGAAAAACAGTGGGTCTTGCAATCGCTGGACGGCCTGGGGATTCCGGTTGACAAGGAACGTATAGTCAACAACCAGATGTTTAATCAGTTGGTCAACAACGTCCAGTTGCAAAACGCTCAAAAGATGAAAGGGGCCTTGTCTGATAGGGATCTTCAGTTCTTGGGGCAGTCGTTTGCCAATTTGAGAAACACGCCGGAGGCGAATAAATTAATCATCAACTCAAATATCGCGGTAGCCGAACGCGAGTTAATGAAGAAAAAACTTTACGAAAGCCAACGGGCGGCGACCGGCTCTTTCTCCGGCGCGCCGGAAATCTGGCAAAAATACATGGAATCGACCCCGTTCATGCTGGCCGACCCACGCTCTGGCCGGCCGGTCTTTTATCATCAATTCAGGGATGAAATCTGGCGGGCAAATGCCAACAATCCGGAGTTTACCCGATTGAGTCCGGATGACCGAGAAACCTATATCCACGAGCAATGGCTCAACATGCCGAGGCAATAAAAATGCCGATTGTCAACCCTTATTTGCAAGGACCCGAAGCGAAGCCTCCGCCGGCGGCCGGCGGGATAAAAAACCCGTTTCTCCAGGCCATGGACCCGAACGTTAACCCGGTAGCCAAGCAGGCCATGAGCGGCCAGCCGCAGGACCCGCTCCAGAGTTGGAACCTGGTGGAATCACGAGTCACTGGGATTCCGACCGGGGCTGGATTCACGACTCAATGGGAGGCGTCCTGGCCACATGATCCCATGGCGAAAATCGGAATCTATGCAAAGGCCAGGGGAATCAGCCCCGACCAATACGGGATCACCGACACTGGCGACATTTTTTTCACGGCGCCGGACGGCCAACGGTATCTGGAAACAGCCCCGGGCGTGGGCAAGATTCAGAAGCTGGTGGCTGAAATCACCGGCGGAGAATCACTACCTGTTGCCGGCGGTTTAATCGGATCACTTACGACCGGCGGACTCGCTCCCATAGCGGCGGCCAGCCTGGCCACCATGGGTGAGGGCATGAGGCAGGCCAGATCATTTGAGCGCGGCGAAACGCTGGCACCCGAGG